GCGTTCTTAATTCATTCCTGATACCGCTGTGTTGGCCGATCAACTCACGGATAATGTCAGGTGCATTATTAAGCCCCGGTGTCGCATCAATGGCAGCATCCATGATCTGATCGATGTTACCCAATATGCCAGCTTGCCTGAATATCCGGTTATTAATTTCATCCATGTTTAGGCCGGATGCGACCATGCCATAAATTGCATCAGGCAAGTCAGGATCAATTTGACGCAACATTTGTTCCGTGGCGGTATCCATCGGTCTGAATCCGTTACCTTTTTTCCACAGTCTATCCCACATATTTTGTGCAGCAATGGTATAGCTTGATCTGCTTTCAGCCGTCTCAAGTTTACCGGATAGCTTGCTTATCAATCCAAACTTGCTGCGGAATTCCTGTATCTTGCGGTTCATCCGTACAAGATTACCGTCCCCTGTTAATTGCTTGCGCATCTTTGCCAGGGGTACACGTGAGAACGCCCCACCTTGCCCGGACATGGTCTCAATGTTGACCAGTCCTTCCGGCTTCATCCCAAACCTTGCAAACCAATCATTCGCCTGCTTTGGCGTCATCACCCCCCATACCCCTGTAGCAAGCCTGGTTACAAAGTTATTAAGTGCGTTATTGACCAGGAACGAGGGAGACATATCCAGCAACACCATAGATTGAACAGACTTGACAAGTTGCGATAATCTGCGCCAGGTTGGATCGGGTTTTATGTTGTAAAACTTGGTGTAGTAATCGTCCAGGTGATCCGCAAGCGCAAGCGATAACTCAGCCGCCCATTGCCTGTATGTTACCGGCTTTTTCTCTTCGGTAAATATCTTCATCCAATCGCGCAAACCTTGTTCGTCAAGTTGGCGCGTGGTTATCAAATCCATTAATGCTCTGGCAGATGGTGTATCCGGGTTAATTGCCGAAGCCTGATTTATTCTGTCAATAATTCGTGAGTTATTGGTAGATAATTCCTCAACAATTTTACTTGGGTCTGTGTTCAGCACTTTGGCAATATCGATAATCGTCTTGCGCGCATCAGTAAGCATTCCCCATTCAGCCACCTTACCCTGGAACGCTTCACTGTTGGTAAAGTCACCCATTGCACTTGCAACGGTAGCAGCCAGGGGATTATATAAAATCTCTTTCCCGGCCTCACCCACGCGCTCGATGTCTTGCCCTCCCAATGCACGCATAATGTCAGCCGCACGCTCCACCCTGCCATCGTCGCTCATGTCTGGGCTATCGCTTAGCTCTAATAGTTTAGAATTGGCTAAGTCCATAGCTTCAGCGTGCATACCGTATGCCTTGGTCTCTGGTTTGAGATCAAGCAAACGTTGTTTATCCGATGGGTCAAGGTCTTTTAGCGTGCCGTCGTCTTTTAGCCCTCCGATGCGCTTCTCAATACCTGGTAACTCCGAGATCGGAACCTTAACCTTTTTCGGTACTTGTATTCCGTTTTGCTCAACGTAAACAATCTTTTTGGCAGGATCGGGGAAGTAACCGGATCGTATCCATCCCCTGTACGTCTGGAAAGCCTCCAAAGCGCCTAAACTTGGTTGTAATCCTGCTTTTCTCAATAATGGCGTGGTTGCTGCACTTAGAGGGAATGGCACAGCATCTACAAACACGTTACCGCCATTCATCAGCTTGAACGCACTCTCCATGCGTGGCAACTTTGCAACTTTGGCAATCTTACCACCGATAGTCCCGCCAATGCGACCGGCCATAAAGGTTGGATCAAGGATTGACTGCATCACAAAGTCAGATAGAACAGCCGAGTCGCCATACTGATTAAGTACGTCCATCTCAATTTGTTCTTGTGTTTCGCCGGCCTCTAACCGGTTGCGTATCTCAGTCAGTATCTTATCGCTCTTATGTTTAGTTGCGATCGGCGCGGCAATCCCCTGCGATATCGCCCACTTTTGCATTGTATTTGCTTGCTTACCGCTTGACCATTCCGGGTTAATATCCTTTGCCGTACGGCTGATAAAGTTAAGCCAGTCGCCCGCCTGCGTTTCATAAGTCATCCGACCTGCGCTATAAGCCTCTCCTAAATGATTGAGTACCTCCGCAAGTCCAGAGTCCTTTATCTGCGAGATAAGACCAACCTGTTTTTCCAGCATCTCGGCAGGCAGATTGAATAACCCCATCAACTCGTTTAGCACGGGTATCTTATTGCCTGTATATGCCTGATAACCGGTTGCGCCACCTACAAGCAAAAATCCGATTGGAGCCCCAACACCACCAAACGCTGATCCAATTGCAGCTCCGCCCAGACCGGCAAGAAACGCCTGTGCTACCGATGATGTCATATTTGGCATGTCAATCTCACCAAATGGCGTCATTGCTTTAGGTCGGTTTGGATCGTCGCTTGGACCCGGAAACATAATGTACATCAACGTCTTTTGCCAGGGTTCGAGCGTGTTCCAGCCCTGCATGTCAAACGATGGTGTTTGCTCAACGGGTTGTGTTGGTGCTGTGGTCTGTGCCGCTTGCGGCTCTTCTACCTTGCCATAAATCCCCTTTTCGTAAGGCAGCATCACCTCATCAGGTGGTGGCGGTATACGCCTGAGCATATCCAAACCAGGATCACCCTCAGGTAATGCCTTCCACTTGTTGGGATCTGTCTCTCCACTGTTGGCATACTGCATGTAATTGTAAACCGTGTCAATCCAGGCCGGATCAACTCCGCTTGTAATAGGCTCACCGGGCGCCTTGGATTGCAAAGCGTTTTTGTAACGCGTGATTACCTGCGGGTTCTCCCAATAGCTTTTATACTTTTGGGCGGGCGCAGTGTCGGTATAACCTTGTAAATATTGCGATTGATCTTGTGTTAAAAACGACTCAGATTCAGGCTTGTTTGATAAGTCATAGGCTGCGTTGAAAATATCCTGATACTTTGACACATCACCGGAGTTGATGACGTTATTCCAAAAGTTGGTGTCGAATTGCTGCTCCGGTTGTTGCTGTTCTTCATGATAACTTACTTGTTCATCGACCGCCTGTTGCTCATCGTCGTCGTAAAAATCCATGCTAAATTCTCCAATTGATCAGGCCTGTGTAATCCCACGGGTTGTAAGATGATCTTGTGGAAGGACTGTATCCTCCGCCTCCACCACCACCGCCATAATAACCGCCGCCCCCTCCCCCACCTCCGCCGCCACCTGCGTACATAACGCCGCGCGGCTGTTGTTTTTGCGTCTGTTTATTCTGGTTTAACAAGGATACAAACTTATTAAAGCTTTCCTTGTCGGGTTGTGGGATCGGTTGCTCTGCCGGTTTGATCGGTTCCTTGCCTGGCTTTTTGGCCTCAATCATCTTACCCTGTGCGTTGCGGTATTTTACGGTATCAGGCAATGACAATGCTTTTCTTTGTAGCGTGTACTGTTGTGGGGTGTATTGCGGGTAATTGGGATCGTTGGTCACGTTCGGAATGCCGCCGAATAACTCTTGTCGTTTTTGCAATAAATCCATTTGCTGCTGATACGCCGGGTTCTCTACCATGCTCCAATCGGTGTAATTGAATTTCATCATGTCTTTTATCTGCGCGTCGTTTGGCTTTATGCTTTGCGGGCCGCCTGGCGCATATTGGATGTCAGGCGTAGCGCCGCGTTTATCAAGCGTGCCGTACCAGGAGGAGAATTCAGGCGCTAATGGCGTAGTATCCGGATTGACAGTGTATTTTAGCGTTTCCGGGTAACTGTAATTATAGAATTCGCCAATGCTTTTATCAACTTTACCAGTGTATCCATATTCCGGTCTTGCCCGATTGAATCCAACCGCATACTGATTCCTTTCCGCCGCCCACTGGTTGCGCTGGTTCTGCCAGTTTGACGCCCGCATCCGGTTCATGTCGTTTGTTACCTGTTGGTCACCACGCGCCATATCAGACCACTGGTTATAAAGCGGTGCGTTTTGGTTGGTTCTGCCATAATAACGCGGTATTATCCCCCAATTGAACGGCGTCATGTTGGCAGGAGTGTTCATGCCGGTGTAATAAGTCGGTTGCTGTTGTTGTCCATAAACAGGACTAGGAGGGGCAAAGGCCTCTTCCTCCTGTTCCCACGAATATTTATACTTTGGGGGCATTGTAACCTCCTAAACTTTTGTTGAGTTTATCCATCGCCTCGGGTGCAGTCTCTTGCAAGTTGGCGATGGTTTTAGCGTCAAGATTATCAAAGATCATATTGCGCAGCGCAGCAAGCACGGGACGATTATAACGTGTCTCATAATCGGATTTCCACTGTTTGACCTTTGCATCCGCTTTAAGTGTTAAATCGGTCATCTCGCTAATATCAAGCATTAGCGCCTCCTGTTGGGTAAGGTTGTATAGGCGGTTGTAATTCTTGACCAGGCATTTGTTCACCTAGCCCCTGCATGTCCGCTATCTCAGGCGGCATTTGCTGTGATGCGCCTTGCTGTGGTTGACCTGGTAATGGTTGCTGTGGTTGTACGCCCTGCGGTTGTTGTGGCATAGCCTGTTGTTGCAACTGCATCTGTAACTGTTGCTGTTGCTTTGCAAGCTCCATCTGGAATTTAGCCAGGGTCATTTTTTCGTCAAAGATTTCCTTCTCCATGTCGTCGCTCTGGCCGATCTTGAGTATCTTTTCTCTCGCCCATCTAACACTTGTCAGTGGATTGTCGCCGCCCGTTAATTGTGCAGCTATCTGCGCGTTCTGCCTGTCATCGGTCGGCATGTCAATCTCTAATTGGCATTCAATCTCAAACACGTCCGGGATATCTGCTGCCTTAAGCTCAATGCTGGAATTATCGCCGCCGATCTTACTCGTTCCGCCATCCTGTTTTAACATCTTAAACATGATTTGCTGAGCGTCCCCCAGCACCCACGATGTGATCTTTTGCGCCGGGATCAATGCCACACGCCCACTTTGATTAAGTAGAGCCGTGGTGGAGTATGCCGCTTGCCCGCTGATTGGTTGTCCCAAAGTCTGGTTGTAGATTGTGGACTCGGTCACCTTTTGATCGAGCAGGGTAAGAGCGTTACTCATTTCTGGCTTGAATAGTTGCGATTGTAAAGACGTGAAAGATTCGCCCTTGATAATCGGAATAACGTTGAACGGATGGCGCATGTCGATAGGTGGTAGTTGTCTCTCTGCATTGAGCGCCTCAAATACAAAATTTGGTGAAACGCCCATCGAGTACAACAGCGAGAATATCACCGTCATTAACTCTGACTGTCGATTATGCACCTGGGATTTGTCCAGGGTATACAAAAACGGCTGCACCTGGTCTTGGCCTGAGCGGATAAATAGATTGGATCCCTCCACAATTCCGGTAGCAATAGGTATACAAGGGTAGCCGTGAGGTTCGGCCATGATAGCACCGTCCCCGTCGTCAGTCCATGAAACCCTGTTGACATCGTCGTAAAAGTCGTTTATGTAAACCTTATCAAACCGGCTGCGGTCGCCAACGTAGTTTTTTACCTTGTCGCCAAACATGCCTAATAGCTTGCCTATTGTTATCTCTTGCCGGTAAAGGTATGTGCATAATCCCAATACGTCAAACTCTGGGTATCCGCATCGTGGAGGAAGGATTGACCATATCGCCGGCGTGAATCTGGTAGCATCCTGCGCCCTGGCAGATCCGGTAAGCTTTTCGATACTCTTTGTGGATGCAACGGATATGTGAACTTCGCCATAAAGTAAAGCCGACAACACAGCGTCAAAATGGACAGGCTTTTTGGTTATACGACCGCTTGCGCTAAATGCCCTCGCTGCAAACTTTTCCAGTGGAGAGAATCTATCCTTGAGCGCGTAATCGTTTCTATCGTATGAGATAGACCATACAGGGTCGGTAGCCGTGAGTAATCTTACAGCACCCTGCAATTTGTTGCGCGCATCCGGGCTCACCGTCTGCCTGATCCAATCGTGATCTGGAAGGTCACCAGGTTCCAGGTTAAAAATATCCTCCATCCGGTCGAACATCTGGATGGTCGTTTGTCGGTCGCTTATTAACTGTTGAGCGCGTTCCTTCGCTTGCTCGAATAAGTTTTCGTTAGGCATAAATCCTCTTTTTTGCGTGCGGGTACCATCGGCTATAGTCTGGCGCCGTTTCTTTTGCTGGTTGTTGGTAGTTCATAAAGCGGTAAGATGTCAATAAATATTTGAGTGCATCAAAAGAATGATCCTCTTGTTTTGTGTCAACATCCTCAGGGTGATCTTTATCGTAAATTAATAACGGAAATGTCCTTATCAAATTCCTGCATTTACGCATAATCTGTAATCCAGGTAATCCGTCCGGCAACAACCCAAGTAATGAGTCGATTTTTCGTTTCCCGTTCAGCCTGTCATTGTCGCCTTTTGTAAGCATTACACCAACGGACTCGTATGTGTCAGCCGCCGATGTAACTATGTCACGAGTAACTTTCTTTCCCCACATGGAAGGATCAGCATAAAGCGTAAAGTGTAAATTCTCATATCCCATCAACGCGCGATATTCATTGATCAGATCATAGACCATGCTTGCTTGTCTCAAATCGTCAATATCGGTGAGATAAATTTCATCAAATATAATCACACGCTTTGTCTCTGGTATGCAAGCGCCAAACAGCACACACCACGGCGCGGCATTGCCCCAATCAACACCAATCCAGTAAGTCCAGTGCGGTTGCAATTCAATCTTGTTATCGTCAATTACGTGTATTTCGTCATTCCACTGTGAAAACGCCATCCCCTCAAACACGTCCCAATCACCTTCCCGCCAGGCTTTGCCAAGCGGCCCGCGCAAGTTCTCCAACCATATCACATAATCTCTATCCAAAAACGGATTATCCTTGTAACTCATGGGGATAAAATGCGTGTTGGTCTCTTTGCCTCTACGGTATGGGTCTATGTAATCACGCTTGCACTCTGCATGACCTATACCGCCCGGGTTTGTGCTGTCGTAATGCCTGGTTCGCCATGTCTGTTTACTGGTGCGCAAGGACCCGTCAAGCATTTGCAACTTATCGCCTGACAGTTGTGTACGTTCTTCCACTGCAACCAGATCGTACTCAATCCCCAAATACTTTGCAATGTCCCTGTCATCATGATATCCGCCCGTGATAATGCGACTCTCGTTTGGCAGGGTTATCATGTCGTTTTTAAAATCATGTGGCAATCCGTACAATACCTTTTTGGATAGATCATAGAAAGACTCGGTTGCCGACTTTTGTATCTGTCGCAAAAATAAACATTTGAGATTATTTACACGTTGGCAATCGTCAATCCCAATTTGAGCGAATATGCCATGACTTTTAGCGCCACCACGAGCGCCGCCAACCAATACCAGGTTGGGATAATCCCTGTTATCCATCTTGCGCGCATACGCGTGAAACTCTAATTGCTTTGGCGTGGCAATATAACCGGCACGGATAAAACGTTCTACCTGGTCTTGAGGGCAGCCGGCCTTTAGCGCAGCCTCAAAATACTTAGTCAGTTCCGCTTCCGGTAACGTTATCGCCATAAACCCTCTTGAGGAACTCGAGCGCTTTTTCGGAAGTGATGTCTATCGAGCCGGTCACGTTTATGTCTGTTTTATCCGTAAACAATTTGTGATGTTTCCCCAACAATGCCAATGCTTCCTGGGCACTATAAAGTTCTAACTCTGTCTCGATAAACTCTTTATCTTCTCCATCCTCTGCCTTTGACAGAGTCGTGGTGACCTTCTGCTTTATTTTCTTGATAAGTTTTGTATTCGGGTTGGTGACAAGATCGCCTTTTTCGTCGCGCGTCAATAATTTGAAAGAATATCCGGCGGTTGAGATGTCCAACAAATCTGCAATATCTCCCCGTGCCATGTCCGCCAAGCGTGTCAATACCTCTTCTGCTTTCATCGACCTTTCATCAACTAAAGCCTTGACCGCATTAGATATGTTAGTGTTTGCTAACAAACGACTTGCTGTTACTCGCGCGCCTGCTTTACCATAACCAGCCCTAATAGCGGCTTGCGTGCCATTATGATCTTTTATAAACTCATTGATAAATGCTTTACGCTTATCGGCGCGACGTTCAGACATACCCATCCACCCCGAACAGCAACCACATAAACCCTGCCACGATGATAAGGATTATCCACGTATTCATCTCACATCTCCATACCTTGCCGCTGTATTATCAATTTTCAACTTTTCATTCTCCGCTTTCAGCCGCTTATTCTCCTCCTCCCTTGCAATGCGCCCGCTCAACATGCACGCGAACACTACCGCGCCAACAATACCGGCGACGACGACAAAGGCGAGGATGTAGATTATAAGTTCCATCATAGTGCGTCCTCGTAATATAAATTAGATCCGGATGCGGTAATATTTGACGCATCCACTACCAATTCGTGATCACAAAGTGTTATTGTAGGTCTAATTATATTAACAGATTTATTTGTACCGGTTAGACTAATTTGAATGCCATTAGTTTTTCCGGTTATAAACGGTATTTGAATAACTGTATTATTGTGATTTACCAGATCGATGCCAACACAGGCAGTTTCTTCCCAGTCTAGAAAGAAACAACCATTTATCAATGTTCCTAACGCCGTATATGTACCGCCAATTATTAAATCGGTATTCGTGTTTTGCTCAAAATGTAATCCATCTAAAAGATGGGCGCAGCCGCCATCTAACAGAATTCCGTATCCACTTTCTTGGAATGTTCCATTGATTATTCTCGCGCCTGATGCAAGACCAGACGAGTCGATATACCTGAGTCCATATCCAACCGCCCTGGTAGAGATGACGTTATCCATCAATGGGTTATTCATGTGATGATTTGCACCGGTGGATAATTTAAATCCATCTCCGCCAACATCTTCAACTCGACAATTTCTAAACAACGGTGACCACCCGTTGGAAAGTTCAATTCCGTTTGCGCCAAAACCTGTTATAAAAACATTCTCGCAGCACAAACGGCCAACAAACACACCATAAATACCATCATCTGATCCAGCGCCGCCCGTCAAAGTGATGTTTTTAATTTTTGGGTAGAGTACTTCCGTTCCTAATCCACCAATTATTTCGATAGCATTTCCACTTCCAGTATAGGCAATTGTCGATCCAAATATTCCACCGTCAATAATTGTATAGGATGTAGTAATTATTAATGCAGATGTAGTTTTGTACGTCACGCCGCCCAATAAGCATTTGCCTGAGTCAATCGCCAATTGTAACGCGGCGGTATCGTCAGCAATTCCGTTTCCTATCGCACCGTAATCCTCTGCGTATTTTAATCTGTTCGCAATCGTATTGTGTTCGGCTACATGACCAGGATTTCCGGCAGACCAATTAGTGTGAAGCATCAAATAATCTCTCCAATTAAATCTCCCATCGCGTCAGTAGGGGCGCCCCCCTCTAAAAACCCCGCACTAAAGCACAATATTGCGCTGTTGATGTTTTGTTTTTAGCTGCCACTCCACCATCCCCAAACCTAACGGCGACGGCCAAGATAGTAGAATATTTGTATGTTGTGCTTGTCCAATGAGCATTGGTTAGCGTCGCATCACAAGGCCACGACGGAAAAGCGGTTGCATCAGGAGCGCCGTTAGTTTCCTCATTGATTAAACTAATCAATTCAATTTTATTTGGGATGCGCCAATCGTTATATCCTCCGAGTCCTGCCAGATTTGCCGCAGCACAAAAGTCAAAAGCATCATAACTTGTACCAGTCCACGGCATTAATCCATTACCGGCGATGCCCTGCAAAACTGAGCAGTACCGCGCCCACATAAGTTTAGTGCGCCTGTCAAATACACAATTATTGGATAACGCCCCTCGCTTTTTTACCGTGATCGTTGCCCCTGCGCTTTCATCAGCCAAGCCATCAGTCAAAACCAGGGTGTCTGCGGTTGCACTTGCCGAGGTAAACGTGCCATTGTTTAGCGGGTCAGTAGCACCCGAGATGATAATAGTCTCTCCGCCTCCCGCCTTAAAAACCCCACATTTGCCCGTGTCGGTTATGGTGTGCGATGATGCGGTAAAAGCGGCTGTATCCGAGACAAGATAAGTAACGTCAATATTTGTGGTGCCGTCATATTGGCCGGTCGTCAAAATGTCATAAACTTTTGGCTTGCCTTTTTTGTAATAGCCGTCATCCAACTCACTTGAGTATTGCGTCAATTGTCCAGTTGCAAGTAGGATGCTGGATGAATCTGCGTGTCTTATCGGCATGGTTCACCTACTTCCAGACACAACCGGAGACAAACACGCTGCCCGATGTTGGGGTGGCGAAGAAGATCGATCCCGATGTTCCAACGCCCATGTCCGGCGAGGTGTAAGCGTCACCTGCCTTGAGGATTGCGTATGGACGCGTGGGGGTGGCAACAAGTCCGGTTGCAAACGCAAATCTAACATCCGCATAACTTTCCGCCTGGAATTCAAGTTTTTTCCAATCTGCGCCAAGCTCTTGCGGATACTCGGTGTTGGCGGCGGCCAGGGTTGTGTTAAAGATCGAGCCAGTGGTAGGCCAAGCAACATCAACACTGCCGATTCTAGCGGATCCAGCCGTGAGGCTGCCGATTCCGTTTGTTCCTGCGAGTAAGCCAACATTACCAATTGTGTTTGTTCCGGACGGCAACGATCCTGCGCTACCGGTCGTAAATGCCATAACCTCCGCATAAGTCCCATCCCCCATGTCTTTGAATCGTTGCGGCAAATTTGCAACATCGCGATTAGTGATTATTTCATCTGCCATAATTTTTATCCTTTACCAAAAGTGGGAGGTTTTACCCTCCCACTACTCTTTACAACGGATTTGGTTCCGCGGCCACACCGATCATATACGTCCCTAAAGTCCCGGCGATCATGGCGATCTGCTCGACCGACAGGCTAAACGGCAGAACGACCCCGAACGCATCCAGAACCATCACGACTTCTCCTAAAAGTAAAGCATAAAATTTACGTGAGGCGAATAGACCTTTCCAGCCAATACCAGGGTCGAAACCGGCGGTAATGACGTAGGTCATAAGCAAAACCACTCCGCCTATGATGGCGTCAGAGTTGGCTTCCAGGTTCGCGGAAGCGCCTGCATTAGGGATAGCGACAAGCACAACGGCTAAAGCGATGATTGCAGCCCAAAATTTACGTGATTGTAATAGGTCAGACATTATTTATCCTCTCAAATTGACAAAATATATACTGATTATACGTCTTTTATTTTAAATTGCAACATGCTATAATCCCATTATAGCCATGCCGGCTTACTCTGGGTTCATCCAGGTGACGAAAGTCCTACCCGGCATGGTATTTTTTATTTACGCGATATTTACGCGTAGTTTACGGACAATAGGGGCGATATGGCGTAATATAAATACAGGAGACAGCAGAAAATGACAACTACGGACGAAATAAAAGTAAGAAATTGCATGATCGAAAACATTCAGCATCCCGAATGGGGAACCTGGGGAGTTATGGAAGACAAAGGCGATTGGTACGAAATTCGCGGAAACAGTGGCGACCGTGTTCTTCATAAAAGCGAAGCTAATGAGTTTTGGAAGGTGGTAAAAAAATGAATAAAGAAGAATTAAGCCATACTTTGAAAACAATCAGAAAAGTAAAAGGTTTATCCCAGAAAGAACTATCTATAAAATCTGGCGTTTCAAATTCTCAGATAAGTGATATCGAAAAAGGAAGATCAATGCCATCGGTTGAACATCTCTCAACGTTATTGAAAGCGTTGGGTTGGAGATTATCAATAGAGCCAGAAGAAAATCATCGCATCAAAGATATTATTGATCAATACGAAAAATTGCATATTGGCATCGCTCAGATTTATTTGCAAGCCGGTAGATTGTTAAGTGATAAAAAACAAGTTGTAATAAACGAATTACCGGCAAAGCCAGCGTAACCCATCTCGCCCCGGGCAACCGGGGCATAATAAAACAAAAGGAGAATGACATGGATCAAACAGCAGAAAATACCCGCCCGGTAAGAATGTATCTTACCCACGACCAGCACCGTTTTGCAAAGTGGTTTGGCAAGAAAAACGGTATCATTGGTCTGCACAACATCGTCAGGCGCATCGTTCAGGATGCGCTTGAGGAAAATCAGGAATTCATCGATGACATGAAAAAGGAAGGCGAATAAATGGACGGCATGTTTTTGGCCAACCCAGGCGCTGAGGAATTCGCCCTGTATATTGCTATTTCGACCTGGACGTTATGCGTAATCGCTGCCGGGATCGTAAAATTGGTAAGTTGGATAAGGAGTAAGCGATGAAAACATTTTGCGGAACGATTGCAGTTGGGTTATCAATTGGACTTGGAGCATGGGCGGCAATTTCAATCGAAAACCATGCAATTGTTTTATGGCATCCGTGGGTATGGTTATTGATATGCATGATTATTGCATTTTTTATGGTATTGGCAACGGAAAAGTGAGAGATGAGACACATTCTTCTCACCATCTTATCGTTTCTGGTCGTCTTTCTTGCTTTGCAAAATTGCAACGATCTTTATTGGGTTATACCGATTTTGATTGTCGCCATCGTCGCCCTGGTAAAAGCGGAGCAGCCTGTCAGGGATATTAACGCCATTTTTACGCGTGATTTACGGCATATGGCGCACAAATCAGATAAAATTAGATCAAGGAGAAAATAATGAGTAACTTAGGATTTGGAGTAATGCTCAACATGCTGATGGATAATAGAGAAACAGTTGAATCAATAAAATCATCCGTTGGCAATAAAATAACCGACATCAAGTTATCGGAAGATAAATTATTTCTTTGGTTTGCCGACAAGCAAGAAGGATATAACGCCAGACTCGAAATTTGGGACGATGGTCAATCGTGCTGCGAAAGTCGATATATGCGGACGGATGATAAATTAACTGATTTTATCGGATCGGATTTTGTATCGGCCGAAACGCGAGGCGCGCCAAGTGTTCCAGATCAATTCGAAGAGCACGAAGTGCAATTTTTATTGATTACTACCAGCTTAGGAGTTTTTACCGTTGAAACACACAATGAGCACAATGGCTATTATGGCGGTTTTGCCATTCGTGCAAAATTATTTGAAAGATAAAAGGAGAAACAGATTATGAATGAAATTTTATTTGTAGACAAAGAAAGGTGGGAAATTAGAGATCATTTCAGCAGTCCTGAATTGGTCACCGGGGTTTATGTACGCGCAAAACTGCCTGACGCTAAATGGGAAAGCGTCGATATAAATTTACTGGACAAAATTAGTCTTTTATCATGGCTCAAATCCAGGGGTGGCGATAACCCATGGGCGGAAGATTGCGTCGGTATTTTATTGGGACACGGCCATTTACACAGAAAGGAATAGTAAACAGATGAAAAATTTTGACGATCAAATCCTAATCTGCGAGGGAGAACTGGTTGACCTCGCAAACGGTGAGCCGAATATAAATCGCCGGCTTGCCATTGTAGACGCATCGGGATATGTGTCCCAAGCGCTGCACAAGACAGCACCCGAGCAGGCTGAATTGCTCGGTCAGGCAAAAGAGGCGCTTGACCCGTTTACCGAGAATTCGGACAGCATCCGGGATGCCCGGAATAATATCCACTCGTTGCAAAACGAGATTTATTGTGACATCGCCTGGAGGGCGAAACATGAGTAATTTTGAATTCTTGTATAAAACGCAGCAAGATTGCGTTTGCGCCGGGTGCTATGGGCAAGTAACACTTGTCACGGTAAAAGGCGAGCAGATGTTAACATGTCAGAAGTGCGGTGATTATCGCGGAGTAGTTACCCGAGCATACGCCCAGAGACGGCAATCGGAATCCGTCATGGAATTGCGAAATGTGATGAACACGCTCGGACAGGTTCTGCAACTACCGGAACCTAAAAAACAAACCACGGCTGAGATTTTAGCAGACTTAGGATTTTAAGGAGGAACAATGCCAATCAAAGGATTAACAGATCGTAAACTTGCGTTTCCAGAAATCGGTCAGATTCGCAAGGGTGCAAAGAAAGACCCAAACGGTAATAAACCGGGTCTAGATTTGGAATACTTCCGGATTGAATTTGACGAAAAAGAAGTAGAAACGGCGGCAATTTTTAATAAGGCTTACGGCGACAAACCGACCGAGATCAATATTGTCCTACCTTTCAACGATATTCCCAGAATGTGGGATGCCTGGTTAGAAGCGTACACGGCCGGCCGAATGGTTGCCCGTTCTGATGGTGAATATTTTTCATACCGCATTAACCCGGACGACGGAAAAACCATGGTTTTAAACGGCAATCCGTCCATGAAGCATGAAGATGTCGTCGGTCATTACATCGATAAAAACGGGAAGAAACAGCCGATTACCTGTAAACCAACCGGACGCTTAAAAGTGATTGTGCGCGAACTTTTCCGGGCGGCTTATCTCACCGTCATGACAACCAGTATCGCCGACATCGGTAATATCTCGGCACAACTTGACGCGTTAAAAGAATTGAACAATGGCCAGATTGCCGGTATCCCACTGGTGTTGAGACGTCGCCCGAAGAAAATCAGTACCCCTATGCCGGGCGGCCAACGGGCGCGGCGCGTAAAATGGTTGTTATCCATCGAAGCGAATCCGAAATGGGTAAAGGCAAAACTGATGCAGGTGCAATCTTTAGCAACTCCAAAAGTTGCAGCATTACTTCCCGGAGACGAACAGGAAGAAGA